ATCTGGATGGCGAAGAAACGATACATCCTGAACGTGCATAATAACGAGGGTGTCCAGTACGCAGAACCTAAACTCAAGATGATGGGTATCGAGGCAATTAAGTCATCGACTCCGTCGGTTGTTCGTGACAAGATGAAAGAAATCTTCCGCGTCTTGATTGAGGGAACTGAGGAAACTACACAGGGATTTATTCGTGACTTCAAGACTCTGTTTAGTACATTGCCACCCGAAGAGGTTTCTTGGCCGCGCGGAATATCTAATCTAGATAAATGGAAGGACCGCAAGACCATCTTCAAGAAAGGTACACCTATCCATGTGCGTGGTGCATTGTGCTACAATAATCAACTTACCATGAATAAACTCGACAAACAGTACGAAGCAGTTAAGCAGGGAGAGAAGGTAAAGTTCGTTTACCTGAAACTTCCCAATCGTTTGGGTGAGAATGTTATTGCATATCCTCTTAATCTTCCGGAGGAGTTGGGTCTACACAAATTTGTGGATTACGACCTCATGTTTGAGAAGACTTTCCTTTCTCCGCTCGAACCGATTCTTGATGCGGTCGGTTGGGTTGCAGAACCTCGTGCCACACTTGAGGATTTCTTCGGTTGACACCATTCATCTACTGTGATATAATATTATTATGAAACTTGATTTGACGTGCAAGGGTGTTAGGAAGGATATTGCAATTGCCTTTATCCAGAGGCATCACTATTCACCTGTTCTTCCTAGACTCACCAAACACTACTTGGGATTTTATCTTGAGGGAGAGTTACGTGGTGTGTTGACTCTTGGTTGGGGTACTCAGCCTAAAGGTACTATCAATAAGATGTTCGCTGGACTAGAGTCTCAACACTATTTTGAGATTGGTAAGATGTGCATGGACGATGACATGCCCAAGAACTCAGAGTCTCAGATGATGTCCCTCACAGTGAAATGGATGAAAGAGAACACTGACTGTCTGTTTCTGTATACTATGGCAGACGGTATCATGGGCAAGTGTGGATATGTTTATCAGGCATCTAACTTCTACTTTGGTGAGAAGTATCTGACCGATGTCTACCTGATGGAGAACGGTGAGAAACTACATCCTAGGTCAACCAAAGAACTCTGCAAAGAAAATGCCAAGCAATTGGGTAAAGAGAAGGTGTTCTGGTTAACCTCTGACTTCATGGTGCAGAAAGGCATATCGAGAATCAAGGGATATATGTTTCGGTACATCTATCCTCTTAATAAGAAGGCAAAGAAACTCCTAAAGAAGTCCCCTATGGATTGGAGACAGAACGAGTATCCCAAGGACGATTCTCTAGAATGGTTTGATGCAACCGTAGCTCCTAAAAAGAAGATGACCGAACAACCCAAGTTCGTATTAGAGTTAGAAAATATAAAATATAATAGTAAAAACGTTAACACTGTAGCATCGAAGACTTCCCTAGAAGAGTTCTTTGGTTGACATCTACCCATCACTGTGGTATAATGCTTGAATGAATTATGAATTAACTATCTTTAAGAATCAGTTTGATAATAAAACTCACCGAAAAGTCTCCCTTGATTCTTGGGATTCTTTTCGTGGTCTATTACTTGACCTAAGCAAAAAAGAAGGACAGAAAGGCGGTGGAAATAGTTCTCCTCTTATTACTCCTGCTTGTTTTCAGGAAGGTACTACACGTAGTAATAAATCTACTACTCATTGGGGTGGTTGGTGTGCTGTCGACGTGGATGATTTTATGGTTGGCGTGGGAATTGATGAAATAGAACAAAACCTACGTGAACGATTTGGTCAGTATAATTATATCGTTTACAGCACTGCGAGTTCTCGTAAGGAACACCTCAAGTTCCGTATCGTGTTTGAACTCGATGAACATATCGAGAACGAACGCATCAAGGCGTTCTGGTATGCACTCAACACTAAACTTGGTGAGATGGGTGACCCTCAGACTAAAGACCTTGCTCGCATGTATTATGTCCCAGCAGTATATCCAAATGCAGAATCTTTCTTCTTCTACAATGATGGTGACGCTCTCAACACGTCTGAGTTGATTGCAAAATATCCATATCACGAGAGAACTGGTAATTCTTTCCTAGATAGATTGCCTGTAGAAATGCAACAGGCGATAATACAACACCGTAAGGATAGTCTAAATAACACCGACTACAGATGGTCGTCATACCGCGACTGTCCGTTCTGGCCTAAACGTCTGGCGGTTGAGTATCAAACCATTAGTGAAACTGGTTGGTATTCTAAGATGTACAAGATAATGATTTCCATTGCAGGCAATGCATATGCCAAAGGATATCCTATCACCGCATCCCAGATTGCAGATATGTGTCGTGAGTTTGATAGTGAAACAGGTAACTGGTATGAGAACCGTCCATTGACCGTAGAGGCGGACAGGGCATTAGAATTTATTTACAGGAATAGTTGACATGAATAGAGTATTAGTAACAGGCGCAGCAGGATTTATCGGTTCACAATTATGCGATAGACTCCAGAAACGCGGTCTGACAGTAAAAGGGTTTGATAACTTCAATAACCATTTATACACTCCCTCGCTAAAACGAGACCGCATGGTCCACTTCGATATTGATATCTGGGGTTGCGACTTGCGTGATGAACTGAAGGTTGAGGCATTATTGCGAGAGTTTAAACCTGATACTATTGTGCATCTTGCAGCAATGGCGGGTGTGCGCGACTCGCTGGGTAAAGAAAAGAGTTACCACCAGAACAATATCGATGCCACCCAGAACTTGATTGACACGTGTAAAAAGCATTTACCCGATACTCGTATCGTTTATGCGTCAACTTCTTGTGTCTATGCAGGGTCTCCAGTACCGTGGGTGGAAGGTAAAGAGACTGGTAAACAGTTAAACGCATACGGTTACACTAAGTGGGCAAACGAATGTCAGATGCAATCTTCCGGTCTTGACACAGTCGGTTTGCGGTTCTTTACAGTATATGGTCCTTGGGGCCGTCCGGACATGGCGTTGTTTGATTTCACCAAGAACATCCTTGACGAAAAGGAAATTACCGTGTATAATTACGGTGATATGAAACGAGACTTTACCTATGTAGAGGATATCCTAGATGGTATTGAAATCGTATTAGATAACACGGACATCGAGTCTGGTGAAATTTTCAACATTGGTCGTGGCGAACAAGTAGCGCTTATGGATTTCATTAACGAGATTGAGAAGAACACGGGTAAAGATGCTATTAAGAATCTTGCTCCAAAACATCCAGCAGACACACTAGAGACTTGGTCTGATACCACCAAGTTGCAAGCACTGGGATACCAACCAAAGGTTAGTATTGCAGAAGGTGTTGAACGGTTTTATGAATGGTATAAAGACTACAACGGGATTTAATAATAATGTCTGAAGATAGAACAATGCCTGATGGTGAAATATCACGATTCCGAATTGGAATTGTTGGTCATGGGTTTGTAGGTCAAGCTGTTGAGTATGCTTTCACGCATCCTCTGGTAGACTTCAACTTCTATGATCCGAAGTATGATACTTCAGTTGAAAATTTACAACACATGCCGCGAGAGAATCACCCACAGTGTTTCTTCGTGTGCGCTCCTACTCCGTCGAATGATGATGGTTCGGTTGACTCTAGTATTGTTGAGGCGGCAGTTGCTAACTGCCTGGTTTATACCGACGCACTAGTAGTTGTTAAATCGACTATCACTCCGGAGTCTGTCGACCGTCTATACTCTGCGATGAACAGAGAACAGGTGAATCGATTTTGTTATAATCCAGAATTCCTCACAGAGAAGAATGCAAAGGCAGACTTCGTTACTGCGAAGTTTCATGTCATGGGTGGTATGCCAGAAGCATGTCAAGACCTTATTGACATCTATGAAATCTTCGGGTCGTGTGAGTCTAACAATTATCATCGTATGACTGCGTACGAGGCATCCTTTGTCAAGTATTCAATCAACTCATTCTTGTCCACTAAGATTACCTTCTTTAACCAGTTGTATGACCTAGTAAACTTATATGGGTGTAACTTCAATACTATCGTCCGTGCCGTGGGTGCAGATGACCGTGTAGGACTAGGTCACACTCGTGTTCCTGGCTTCGATGGTAAACGTGGATTCGGTGGTGCATGTCTTCCTAAAGACACACGTGCTTTTCTGGATTTTTCTACGCATGAGTTTGAGGACGGAACTGGAACTAGTTTCGATTTATTGGAAAAAGTACTTGACATCAATAGTGCTTATCGTGTACAATATGACCTCGATGAACGTGAAAAAGTAAACAACATTACATTTGTAGATTTTGGAGGCAAAAATGTCGATAATGGACAAACTGAAGAAGAACTCGAAGATAAAGGAGACGGCGACACTCTCCACTAGTAAGTTCTTCACTGAAAAAGATATGGTTCCGACCGACGTTCCTATGGTGAACGTTGCGTTGTCGGGGTCTGTCGATGGAGGCATCTCGCCTGGTCTGACAGTACTTGCGGGACCATCTAAACACTTTAAGACATCATTCGCCTTACTCATGGCGGGTGCATATCTTAACGCGAAACCAGACGCTGTCATGTTGTTCTATGACTCAGAGTTTGGTTCACCACAGTCTTACTTCGAACAATTCGGTATTGATACTAGTCGTGTATTGCACACGCCTATTGCAAACGTCGAAGAATTGAAGTTTGACCTAATCAGCCAACTAGAAGAGTTGGACCGAAATGACGATGTGATTATCGTGATTGACTCTATCGGTAACCTTGCGTCCAAGAAAGAACTCGAAGATGCACTGAACGAGAAGGGTGTCGCAGACATGTCTCGTGCGAAGGCACTGAAAGGTCTGTTCCGCATGTCGACACCATACCTTGCGATGAAGAACATCCCGATGCTTGCAATCAATCACACTTATAAAGAGATTGGTCTGTTTCCAAAAGATGTAGTAAGTGGCGGTACTGGTATTTACTATTCTGCCGACAACATCTGGATTATCGGTCGTCGTCAAGAGAAGCAAGGTACTGAGATTGTAGGTTATGACTTTGTGATTAAAGTCGAGAAGTCTCGATTTGTGAAAGAACAATCTAAGATTCCGATTGGCGTATCTTGGGAAGGTGGTGTACAGAAGTACTCCGGTCTTCTTGATGTTGCTCTCGCTGGTGGTTACGTAGACAAACCTTCGAATGGTTGGTATCAACGTGTTGACTTGACCACAGGTGAAGTCTTAGGTTCTAAGTTGCGTCTCAAAGAAACTATGACTGCTGACTTCTGGGAACCTATCTTTGAATCGAGTGACTTTGCAGAGTTTCTGAAGAAGACTTATCAGATAGGATATCAGAGTCAAATTAATCCCGAAACATTTGTAGAAGAGACGGTAGCATGAGTGATTTAAATTTAGATAAGCCATCCGAACATATCGACTACACGTTAGAACCCGCTGTAGTCGATGGTGCGGATACATGGAATGTGAATCTCAAACGAGAACCGTATGAGGATGTAACAATTCGTTTTAATAACGTCCGTATCAACGGAGAGGAACAAAGTATTAGTTTTACCTTCGATGTGGTTGACACACAGGACCCAGGCGTGTATAATACAGACAATACACAGCTACAAGGGTTTGCCGGTGAGGTACTAGGAGACATTCTAGAATCGGCAATCGAAACTGGTTCACTACAGAAGAAGGACTCAAATGACGGACATCAATCTACAGCAGACGATTCTCCGAAATCTACTGACTAACGATTCCTACATGAGGAAGGTCGCCCCCTTCCTCGCTCCTGAATACTTTGAGGGTACTTACAAAAGTATCTTCAAAGAGTTCACTGCGTACATCGCGAAGTATAACAATCTTCCCTCTAAAGAAGCACTCAAGATTGAGATTGATTCTGAAGACCGTATGTCAGACGAGCATTATCGTCACACAATGGATATTCTTCCAGACATCTTTAAGTATGCTGAGGAAGACTTATCGTGGTTGGTAGAACGCACTGAGAAGTGGTGTCAAGACCGCGCAGTATTCAACGCAGTGATGGAGTCTATCTCTATTATTGATGGTAAACACCAAGAGCTATCCAAGAATGCGATACCCGACGTATTGTCTAAGGCACTGTCTGTGTCGTTCGACACTAATATCGGTCACGACTACTTGGAGAATATCGATGCACGATGGGACTTCTACCATATGGATGAAGAACGTCTCTCTTGGGATTTGGATTACTTCAACCGTATCACCAAAGGTGGTTTGCCTAACAAGACTCTGAACATCGCACTTGCGGGTACTGGTGTGGGTAAGTCTCTGTTCATGTGTCACGCAGCTGCCGCGGCACTGAGTCAGAACAAGAACGTTTTGTATGTTACTATGGAAATGTCCGAAGAGCGTATTGCAGAACGTATTGATGCGAATCTACTGAACGTGCCGATTGACCAGTTGGAACATCTTAGTAAAGACATGTTTACAAATCGTGTTAAGACTGTCGCAGACAAGACTACTGGTAAACTTATCATTAAAGAATACCCGACTGGCAGTGCACATGCAAATCACTTCCGTGCACTTCTTAATGAGTTGAAACTGAAGAAGAAGTTCCTACCGGACATCATCTTCATTGATTACCTTAACATCTGTTCTTCTGCTAGAATGAAGTCTATGGGTGGTGCTATCAACTCTTATACATATATCAAATCCATTGCTGAAGAACTGCGTGGACTTGCTGTTGAGTTTGACGTTCCGGTAGTGTCTGCAACACAGACTACTCGTTCGGGTTACAGCAACGATGATGTGAGTCTTGAGGACACCTCAGAGTCGTTCGGTCTGCCTGCTACAGCAGACTTGATGTTTGCACTTATCAGTAATGATGAGTTGAATGCAAACGGTCAGATACTGGTTAAACAGTTGAAGAATCGATATAACGACTTAGGTGTAAACCAGAGATTCGTCGTTGGTATCGACAGAAGTAAAATGCGTTTATTTGATGTAGACCAAAACGATTCCCCCCTAAATAAAGAAGTAGATAATGGACCAGCATTTGATAATTCTAACTCAGGTCAACGAATTAATACAGAAAAATTCGAAAACTTCACTTTTTAAGGAATCGGAATGGACCCAATTACGCAAACGTTTATGACACTAGTACTAATGGCCGCGGCCACTTACATAGGTAAAAAGACGGGAAGACAAGAAGGAATCAATGCGGCGGTAGCATATCTTTTGGAAATGGGTGCTGTTACTGAAAACGACTTAAAGAAAGCAAATGAAAAGTTCATGGAAGGAGATGATTTTTAATAATGACTGAGGTAGTTATTCGTAATAAAGAGTTGTTAGAGACTCTCAACAGTTTCTCAGATGAGATGCTGTCTAAACCATCGTACAACGATGAAAAGTATTGGACTTATCACGAACGTAAAGATGTTGATTTGGGGAGTTACTATACCTCACGTGAATATCTCGAAGACTGTTTGTCTCGCGGCCGTGATGGTCTGGTTGGCCCGCCCGATAGGTACTTCGCACAACCAATCTCTAAGATGGTGCGCGAGGATAAAGAGATGTGGGGTGGATTTATGCAAAAAGTGAAGTACGACTTCGCTTCTACATTAGGTGCGCATACGTCCGCTCTACTCTCTTATTACCCGCCAGGCGGTTTTGTGGGATGGCATACTAATTACGACGCCAACGCATATCAAGTCCTATTCACGTGGTCAGAGACCGGAGATGGGTTCTTTGAGTACTATGACAAGAAGAACGATGAGATTGTAAAAATACCCGACGTGCCAGGCTGGCAGTGTCGTCACTATTATTTCGGTGCGGGTCATGAAGAAGACCTACACTGTTGGCACGCCGCATACGCAGAGTGTCAACGCATTACCCTAGCATACAAGTTTGTAAATAATGGTAGTGTAGATAATCCAGAAGATGCGCAGGCACGACAGATGCGTGACATGTTAATTGATGAAATTGAGAGTGAAGAATGAAAAATAATGATGTAGTGACGGTTGTCACTGTAAGTGGTGAGTATGTTGGTCGACTAGAGGGACTGAACAGTAACGGTACAGTAACTCTTAAAGACCCTCGCATGTTGATTAATGGTGAGCAAGGTATTGGTTTTGCTCGTGGTGTCTGTATGACTAGCGAAGAAAACCCAGATAAGGTATCTTTTCAGCAGTACGTGTTATGCACTAAAACTAATGATGATTTTTCCGCCGCATGGACGGAAGCAACCAGTGGAGTGAAATTAGTACTATGATAGGTCCAGAAGATAAAAAGAAAGTCGCAGACGCGATTAGAGAGATGTCTGACAGCATGTTGCGTATCGACGCTGAGAAAGAGTTGATGAAAGACATCGTGGATGTCACCAACGAGAAGTACGGTGTTGATAAGAAGCACTTCCGTAAACTCGCAACCATTTATCATAAGCAAAATATGGAAGAGTCTCGCACAGAGGCTAATGAGGTCTATGATTTGTACGAGGAACTATTTCAGTAATGTTACTAACCGCTGGTTGCAGTTTCGTCTGGGGAGACGAACTGAAGGGTTTTGATGATAATCCACCTACCCATTGGGACCTAACTTTTACTCACCTTCTTGCTGAGAAACTTGGTATCGAGTACTCGAACCGTGGTTTCTGTGGCGCATGTAACGATAAGATTTTTCGTGAGGTTACCGACTTTTTACACTCTCACCCCTATAAAGATAAAGTCACTCACATTGTAGTTATGTGGTCTGCATGGCAACGTAAAGAAGTTGTAGAGTATATGCCGCCGGAGCGTGATGTGAAGATTGGTCGTCAGTCAAATACCACGCAGTTTTCTCAGCTGCGGACCGAAACCATTTACAGTAAAGAATGGAGAGCTGCTTATAAAAGTATGTTTGATAATGCATATGACTCTAAGACTGATATCATGCATACTGTGAGTAAGATGAAAGCACTTGAAGTCATCTGTGATGCGGCGGGAATAAAGCTGATTCAGGGAGTATTTCACTCAAGGAACTGGTCTAATATTATGTCAATATTGACAGACCAACATCCGGACGATGCTTCGTCTAAGATAACGGCTAAAGAGCTTCGCATAGATTCCATCCCAGAGTACAAACAGTGGTTGAAAGACTCTCTCGGTGCTCTAAAGGACACCAGCCGTATTGGTATGGGTCGTGGTAAAGACCTGTTCACCCTATGTAGGTCTATAAAAGATATGAAAGAGTTTGGTCACCCAGGCGAAAAGACCCAAGTCTTGTTCGCTGACTTGTTGCACGAAACTTTTGAAAAGTCAAACGAAAATAATATATAAATACAGTTGTAAACCAACCTTTGAGGTGTAAAATGAATGACACAATAATTCCTTTTGTAGTATTTGGTATTGCCTTTGCGGCATTCCTTTATTGGATGAGCAAAAGAGGAGAAGGTAAGAGAACAGTTCTTACTGGTCCTAGTGCAGACCAAATAGAAAAACAACGTGAGTTCTTTTCTGCTCAAACAGTTAAAGAGCTTCAAAAATATATACAAATGCAGCGAATCAAATTAGGTATCCCTG